ATTTGCATTTAATTATCAATACAATTTTTGAGAATTACATGTCAGAACAATCTGATTTCCAGAAATCATTCTTTGCAAAGGGCACAGGCGGAACTCTGTTTACCCAAAAAGAGTTTGATGATGCACTAGCCGAGGCAAAAGCTGAACTCATCGTTCATGCAATCGAGGCTACAAAATACGCCGTAGTTATTGAGCGTGAAGAGTGCGCAAAGATTTGTGACAAGTGGTCTATTGACCTCGCTGATGCTAACTATAGCGTCGTAGCTGAGGAGATCCGTAACCGTATACCGAGCCAACATATCTAGGAGCAGCTATGAAGCTAAAACCAGAATCAATTCGTAGGCGTATGGACTTCAATGATTTGATGGACAAATATGCACTGCGGATTCAATTGAAGGTAGATCAGAAATTTGAAGACAGAAACCCAGAGGAGATACCGATTGCTGCATGGGTTTATGTTTTTAGCGATAGGGATGTAGAGAGTTTTATGGATCATATTGTGGAGTTCACTTATGACGAAACCTTTAAGATGATAAAGAGAAACGTAGAGGCATTATGAAGAACTTTCTATTCATGGTAATCTTTTTTACGATTGGTTACCTTTCAGGCAATTCAAGCTGCTACGCTCAGAACAATGTTCAAGGAGCGATGCAGTACTTGAATCAGTTCGGTCAGCCAGTGGGTTCAGTTATGCCTATCGGCAGCTCTCAGGTGGTTTTGAGCCAGTATGGGCAACCAATTGGATTTATTATTCCCAGCGTACCTATGCCTGCTCCGTTACCTATGCCCGCCGCTTTACCCATTTTACCTTTGATGCCAGTCCTGGGAGCTATTAAATGAACAATGAACCAGTAGCGTGGATAAAAAAGAAAGAAATTGGTTATATGGAAGTAACCAAAAGATGTGGCGCAAAAGATTACGCAACTAATTTAGGGCTTGTTCCTGAAGATGATGATGATGTACCACTTTACACCTATCCAGCAAAGACACTAACAGATGAGGAAATAATTAAAGTGTATGAAGATATGCTTGGAGTTGCCTCTGCTAAAAGTTCTGCTATTGAATTTGCTAGAGCAATACTAAGAAAGGCAAAAGATAAATGATTGAAATGACAGAACTTGAAAAGCCCCATCTTGTTAGTAAAAGCCAATGGGTAAACCATCCTGATTACTTTATGCCTGTTTTATTTACTCAATATGGCTGGTCAGATGGCAAAACAACAGTATGGAATAAAGAATTTGAAATGAAAAAGGCACAAGAGAAATGAATGATGAACCAGTAGCGTATGGAAAGTATTTAGAAGAACATGATTATTGGGTAACGGCAAGCGGTATTATTCCAAACCCAAAAGAAGGTTATGTTCCACTCTACACCCATCCAGCAAAGACACAACTAAGCAACGGACATTTATCTGACTGTGCAATTCACAATGAACCAGCTAATAGAAATAAAGACTGTGATTGTGGATTTGAACCTAAATTCGATTTATCAGGCTTGAAGCATGAAGATAATTGCCAATATTTTGATGATGAACTTTATTGTAGTTGTGGGGCTGACAGTTACGCACTTGTTGAATGGTATAGGTATAAAGAAGTTGCCCATCCAGCAAAGACACTAACAGATGAGGAAATAGATGATGCGCTTACTGAAGCATTTAATCGTGGAGCAAGATTTGGTTATGCAGAAGGACTAAGAAAGGCACAAGAGAAATGAATACTTGCGACAAATGCACTTATTACACTCCGCCAAATTCTTATGAACCAAAAGGTTATGAATATGATGGTAAGTGCGCTTTGATAACTTATGGCGCACCAATCTTAATTGACAGAGCAATCCCTTGGGATTACGAAGGATATAGCGCTGGAGTTCATGTTGGCCCTAAATTTGGTTGCATTAATTGGGAGGCACAAGAGAAATGACTACATTTTGGAACAGAGTAACGATAACCATTTTAAGTATTATTGTAATTTTTCAGTCTTTTATGATGATTATTGCAAGTAAACATTGTTAAGAAAGGCACAAGAGAAATGAATGATTACCGCCTACCTGAAAACCGCCTTGAATACTTTAAGGCGTTATATACTATGAACCTTGATTACAAAGCACATCCAGGTCTTGTGTATCTTTACTTGCCCGCCCTCAAAAAGTATTACGACTGGACTGATGAACAGGCTCTTTGGTTCGCTACTATTAACGGGCACACTCAAAACCCAATTACTAGCTTAAAGATCATGGAGTTTATTCCTGCAATCCCTGAGAGTGATGTTGAGTGGAGAGCCGCGCATGCTCGCTTTAACAATGACTGGACTACTTTGAGTTTTGATTCTGACCGTAATAAGCAGAAGAAAGACACAATGAAAGGTCTCTACTCATATGCGCAGTTAGTCAAGAAGCACGGCTCGCAAGTCAAGCTCTGGAGCGATACCAATTATGAATCACTATGGGCAAAGGCTAATAGCATTGTTAGCTTTGGGCGGCTTTCTACTTTCTCATACCTTGAGTACATAAAGATTAACGGATACGGCTCTGACTGCACGACTTTGATGTTTAATGACTTTGACGGCTCGCGCTCTCATCGTAACGGCATGCTGTTTTTACTCGGAGCAGATGAGTTTGTATTTGATAAGCGTCAGCCTAATTCACATTCAGGTAAGTATGAGCAATTTGAAGAAATGTGCGCGCATCTTGAAGTAGAAGCAACTTCAATATTAGGTACTATGCCTAAGAATAAAGACCTTGGTCGTTTTACTTTTGAGTCATGCTTGTGCCAATTCAAGAATGGATTCTTCAGCCGTCGGTATCCAGGAGTTTACGCTGACATGGGCTGGGACAGGATCAAATGGTATGATTCAAGAGGTTTTGAACGCCTGACTGAACCATTCAAAGAGATCCGCGCCCAATACCTGCCTGATTGGTTACGTGAAGAATGCGAGGTGAAAGTAACGCCGCGAGCTGAGAAGGCTGCAATGTTTGCTGAAACTGGAACGCCATTCCGTGCTGAATTTATTTTGAGCTAAAATTTAAAACTCAATAACCGAATAAAGGGAACACATGAACGTAATTCTATCTCTCCGTGGAACTTCAGGCTCAGGTAAGACTACTGTAGCTCGTAAGTTTCTGACGGACTATCCCTGCAAGGCTCTGCCCGACCCAAATAAGCCAAAGAAGCATTGGGGTTATGAAGTTGACCTCAGCAGTGAGGGAATCTTTCAGCCGCTTTACGTCATCGGTAGTTATCAAAACACTTGCGGAGGTACAGATGGTATCAACACTCAAGAAGAAATTGCAGACAGAGCCTTGGCTGCTCATCCTAGGGGTCATGTTCTGCTTGAAGGTTTATTACTCTCAAAAGTGGGTCCAGGAGCAATCACAACACAGATGCTCAAGCCAACAGGTGCGTACGTCGCGGCTATCCTTGATACGCCCCTCGCGACCTGCCTACAGAGAGTGCAAGACCGCAGGGATGCGCGTGGGGAGACAAAACCATTTAATCCAAAAAACACAATCAGCGCGTTTGAATCCACCCTCGCGGCTTGTACCAATTTATACAACGCTGGCGGCGTAAAAGTTGTCACGATTGATCACACAGATGCCTTCAATGAGACCCTAGAAGTTATCAGAAAGGCAGAGAATGGCACTCTTTGATGAATTGATTGAGTTTGTTAATGAGCGAGAGCAAGTGCGTCTGAATAAGGATTCAGGCTTCCTGCAACCATATACGCTTGACCCAATACTTGCTAAGTATCGGTTCTGTAATGTGCGTCGCAGGGATGACAGGGTAAGTAAGTGGTTACTAACTTATTACTATAGGAATGTTCAAGGTGACGTATGGTTCCGCGCCCTGTTAGCTCGTTTGATTAATTGGCCACCGACCCTGCTTTACCTCATGGATAACCTCGTGATTCCACGTCGCGCTGAGGAGTTTAATCCTTACTTGTTTATTGAGGCGATGAAGCATTTAGAATCCAAAGGTGAAAAGGTATATAGCTCTGCTTATATTGTTTATCCAACCATGGTCAAAGGTAATACAAAGTCTGTAAACCTCGCGGAGTATATTATTGCGCCAATCATCAAGATTGCACCGCAGATTCGCGGAGCTATTGCTTCTGGTTCAATCAAGCATACTACAAACGCTATGGCTCAGTCATTCGGAATTCAAACATTCATTGCGGGTCAAGTGAGTGCGGATTTGACCTACCTACGCGGTCAACTTGACAACGCTATAGATTTATATTCATGGGCACCAATGGGTCCAGGAAGCCAGCGCGGGTTAAACAGGCTGCATGAACGCAAGCTGCTCAAGACTATTACTGAGAAGCAATTTAATCAAGAATTGATTGAGGCGCGGGACGTAATCATCAATTCAAATAATAGGTTTAAAGATTTAACACTGCATGACGTGCAAAATGTATTTTGTGAGTTCGATAAGTATCAAAGAGTAAAAACAGGAGAGGGTAAACCTCGTCAGAATTACAAACCAACAATGGAGTTTTAATAATGGAAATAAAAGCAATAAACGTCAATGAATTATTTACGGATATGCTCTGGCGCTTCAAAACGTCAGGCATCAAAGTGCAAACTCGCAACGGACCAGCAATCCGTATTGATGAGCCAGTGCTGACTACAATCATCGAGCCTACTGAGCGTGTATTGTTCTTTGCTGAGCGAGATGCTAATCCAATCTTTCACTTGATGGAATCAATCTGGATGCTCGCAGGACGTGATGACGTAGAGTTCCTGAAGCAGTTTAATTCTACGATTGGGCAATTCAGCGATGACGGCGTAAGATTCAACGCGGCGTATGGTCACAGGATGCGTAAGCATTTTGGGTTTGACCAACTCAAAGAAGTTATCAAACACCTCAAGAATGACAGTAATTCACGTCAAGCAGTAATCCAGCTCTGGGATGCATCTGACTTCAACAAAAGCACAAAGGATAAAGCCTGCAATACGCAGCTAGTATTCGCTATTGTGAACGGATGCGTTGATTTGACAATCTTCAACAGGAGTAATGATTTCTGGTGGGGATACTGCGGGGCTAACCCAGTTCACTTTAGTATGATTCAAGAGTTCGTTGCAATCGCGCTGGAGCTGCCAGTCGGTCAATACTTTACGGTGAGTAACAATCTGCACTTGTATACTGAACTTTACAACGCGCAGCCGTATGTTGAAAACCCACCGAGCAGTGAAGTATTTGATGCGTATTCAAACGGAATAGTAAAACCTAATATTTTGTATCAAGGTGATTGGGAACTGTTCTTGACTGAGTGCGAGGCGTTCTGCAACGATCCATTCAAGAAAGGCGGATTTGTTAATCCCTTCTTTGAGTTTGTAGCGCAGCCGATGGCTATGGTAGCGTATGAGCGTAAACATAAGATTAGCGATGGCTCATATTGGGCAGATAAGATTTCAGCCTCTGACTGGAAGTTAGCTACTCAGATTTACATCATGAACAGGGAGAAAAAGAATGTTAGCAAATGATAGACAGGTAGGCGGTAAGCATTATAAAAAAGGCGGCGAGCAACACTGGGACAGAATTTATCGTTTATACGGCAGAGGCTATTTTGTAGGTTGCGCTACTAAGTATCTTGAGCGATTCCACCTCAAGAACGGGAAGGAAGACTTAGAGAAAGCAATTCACTTTATTGAAAAGTTAAAAGAGTTAGAGTACCCTGAACCTAAAAAGGCATTAGTGCTTGACGGCGGTCCAACCGAACGCTATGTGAATCAGGACTAATGGGAACTATAGTGTTCGATACCGAGGTTGCGCCCAATATGTTTCTATTGATGGGTAAGATTCTTGAGAGCGGAGAGTATTTCGGCATCTGGGGAGATGAGGAGGATGCTCGTGAACGCATCAAGTCTCTTTTCAAATCAAAGAACACATTCATTAGTTTCAACGGCGCAAAGTTTGACATGCCAGTGATTAGCTATTTTGTTTCTGGGCATTCTATTTCTGAGACTAAAGGCTTTGGGGATATCATCATTAATCAGAACTTGATGCCGTGGGATGCTGAAAAGCAATTCAGGTTCAAGATCCCTATGA